ATCTTTTCATCTTCAGACAAATTATTATCTGGATAAATACCATTTTCTTTAATCAACTCTGCAAACTTACGATTAGATTTAATAACCGATTTTTTATCTAATTTACTTTCAGTTAAACTTAAAGCAGTCTTTACAAAAACAGTACTGTCAGTATTACCATTATAGTTTCTTAAAGCATTGTAAAATTGAAATTGAGACAAAAGATTTTTATCCTCTTTGATTGTTCGCATAACACGTCCTATCAATTTTCTATCTTTTTTGAATAACTCTGGTAATACGTTTTCAAATAAATTGTTTAGTAAACCAAAATTATTTGCACTGATTTCACTTTCTAAAAGTTTTTGATTTTCCATTTTTGCAACTGTGTCTTCAAATAAATCAATTGCTTTNAATGACTCCTTAATGATAGCAATATAGTCATCTATCTTTTTATTATAATCTATTTTCTTCATTGGAAATAAACATTTTATACAATTATAAATAGTTTAGTTTAAATAAAAAAGATGATACTAATTTAGTACCATCTCTCTTATTCTATTCATTATTTTTAAACATTTCGTCTAATGATGAAATCATTTTATCAAACTCTTCATTAATCAATAGAGATTTGTCATATATATTTGCTCGTTCAAATGAAATTTCCTCTGCCTTTTTACGTTTCTTATCAATACATTTAAGATAATCTTCGAATAACATATCCAATTTTTTGTTATTGCTATTCTTTATTTTCTTTAGAGTATTTTCCGTAATAAGAGGCTTTTTCAAATGACGTGATTCCATTGGCGTACCTCCTGAATCTGGACTTTCTTCGCCTGGTGTTTCACCTCCAGGAGGTGCACCAGCATCAGTACCCATATCACTTGTTGGTATCGAACCTTCTTCTCCACCAATATCCCCCATTTCATCTCCCCCAGGTGAACCGAGCGCATCGAGACCTCCTCCGAAGTCTCCACCTCCGCCCATAGGACCTCCGCCCATGCCACCATCAGGACCTCCTTGTTGAGCTTGGTCATCCATATACTCTGCTCCAGGTTCTCCGTATATTCTGTCAACAGTATCAAATAAACCAGTACGCTTGATAATTTGAGTTGTTTTTTCAAGTTCTGCGGAAATTCCTTTCTCAAGACGTATCTCTTCCAGATTCTCCTTAATATCCTTATCAGACCATTTCATAATCGTCTTTAAAGCACGTGCTTGAGACATAACTGGAATACCACCACCAGGGTCTGAAACGGCATCTCTAACAGCTGTAATCTTTTTCTCTATATTATCAATCTCAAGTGATTCTGCCTGAGTAGAAGGGTTATTCATTGTGAGAGAGAAGTTTGTCAACTCGTCACTAAATCCAAGCAAGAAAAGATGGATGGAAGCAACTTTTGTTAACTCCATTAAGAATGCCTGCTGAACTCTATTAACTGTTCTTGTGAAACGTATATCCATTAAAGCAAGATTCTTTCCGTCACCAGCTGTTTCTTCAAAATTAAGGAATGTTTTAGGTATTCTTAATGCTGTCAAGACCTTATTCTGAACAAACTTAATATCATCCATTGCTGTCAAATTCTGCGCTGCGGACAATGTATCAATAGGTGTTGGCGCACTAGGGTCTCTTACAGGGATAAAGATATCTTGGTCCACTGATAAAATATTTTTTCTCAAATCTACTTGACCTGTCATTGGGTCAATAATAGGTGTTCTCTTAAAGTTATTAGCAATTTCCTCAACATAAGCAGGTACATCAGCATCATCAATAGCACCGACGAATATCTTATATACACGTCTTTCAATAGAGCGTTCAAGACGATAAATAAGCATCATGTCTTCCATTAAACTAAGCATACGCCAATGTCTACGAGCTGAATTTAAATAAGAAACTCCATAAGGAAGATACATTGAGTTAGTCAATAGCCTAAAGTGTGCTATCTGCCAATCCCTAAATGGTACTTGTGATTGACTATCATCTAACCATACAAATTTAGTGGACATGTCGGTATTAGTAGTTGTATTATTTGCTGCCACCGTAGAATATCCTGTTGAATACGGATTTGTTATTCCATTTTCAATTCTTTCTACATTAAATACTGGCAATCTCTTCCAACCTTTAACACCTAACTTATGGTCAATATCAAGCATCATGAAATCGTTTCCATACTTACACATACCACGAATAACCATTTGCGCTGTCAATTGAAGATTAAGTCTGTTTGTAAATAAATCTTCTAATATACTTTTTATTCTATCAGATTTAGAATATACATTTACAATATTACCAGTGTCAGATGGCAAACAACTCTCTTCAGAAACAATATCTAATGCAGCACCAACTTCAGGAAATGAATCCATTAAATCAGCATCACGATACATGAGTTTAACATTGTTAAGTCCAGCGAAAGCTGAAACACCTAAGTCAACATTAGCTTTAACCCATCTATTCTCAAGATATTTATTTTGTTGTAATTCAAGTTTTACCTTATCATAGTTATCTTTATCAGCCGTTTTATATATAACATTATCTCCAGACATATCATAATTATTGACATGTCTTGCCATTGTATCATTACTATTCCAGTTGCCTGTTATAGCTTTATCTAATTGCTGGAAAANNNATAAAATTTAAACTAAGCCACTAAAAACCCACATAAAATTTCCCCCTATTCGTTTATTTGATGATTTAGGAAGAGAAGAATTATTCATAATAGGTAATCCAGATTTGGGTGTTACTGGTTTACTATATCTCATTGCAGGTCTACTAAATTGTGAATTATTAGACATCATGTAAGCATTTAATATTGCTTTATCCTTACGCTTAGACGCTTCTATTTTGCTTAGCGAATACTGCATAACAAATAGTGCCATTGCCAAACATGTAATGGTATCATCATGCGCACCGTCCATGTGGTCCATACGTCCATTTTCGCCTTTAAAAATCCACGTATCAAGTTCATTAATAACACGTGCAGAACGTATCTTAAATTCATTATTTCTTACAAGTCCAGCAAAATTAGATAATACTGGGTATCTATTCCCTTGAAAATGAAAACCAGGTAATCTATCTACATATTTACTTTCTGAATTTGATAAATTTTGCATGGTATACGTTTTTTGAGAAGCATCATCATAATGCAAATTCTTATACCCCAAATTTATCATAGTTAATATTGCAGCATCACCCTGACCTCCAGTACAATCTACTACGACGTAAGCATCGTTATATTGTTTTGCATAATAAACCGCCATGGAACCAATATCATCACCTAATTTTTTTCCAACGTACTCCATAACTTGTTCTATGATTGGTTGTCCATTTTTATCTCTACCATCCATATCAATGACTTCTATAGCGGTTCTATCGGCTGATACACCTCTTGACGGGTCTATTCCTAATATATATCTATGACCAGGAATAGGAGGCTTCCAGTACCAAGTATCGTCTACCATTGGGTCTTTTAAGTCAGGTAATGGGTCTCTAACATTTAAAGTATTCTGTTGTTCAATAAATTCACTTGCTACTACGTTATCTGCAGAACCAAGGAAAGATACATCAAGCTCTTGAGCTATCTTCATAGAGTCATTATTGAATGACTGACACATAGTCTCATACCACGGAGATGTAGGTTTCCAACCTTCTTGCTCTAATTTTCTCCACCTTTCTTCATTATACTCTACAGTTCCTTTATCATCTAAGGTTTGCTCTACAATCCATTTTTTATCACCAGTTTCTGGGTCTTTCTTATACCATTTTAAGAATCTATTATAACGTAAATCTTGATACCACTTAAATTCTACAGCGTTATAATTATTCTCATGACTTAAAGCCTGCCTATAGGTATTATAATACAACTCATCCTTACCATTTGGTGTTGATACCATTATTATCTTAGATTTATCACCATAAGATGAAGTAGCAGCAACAGCTGATGAATAAACGGCTGGACCATTTTCTATAAAGGCAGCCTCGTCAAAAATTAAGATAGATACAGCTGAAATACCACGTGCTGCATTCTCTCCAGAAGACCTTGCATATACCGAGCACCCGTTAACTAATTGAAGTTCAGATTTACTATTTTTGGTAAATATATCTTTTTTGTTTTTCTCAGATTTAGGGTCTGGAGAATAAAATTCATCACCCCAATACCATCTTGGTACCTGTAAAAGAAATTCTCTAATCTTAGTAACAAGCTGATTTGCAAGGTCTAATTTATTACCAATACACAGTATTGTTTCTGGTTTTTCACTATCAGCAAGTGCTATTTGAGCACATATCCAAGCTGACGAAACAGTAGTAATACCTGCCTGTCTATGTTTAATAGCAATAGATGCTTTATGGTCTGCTAAACTATGAAGAAATGCCTTCTGTCGTGGAAACAATAAGAATTGAGATTTTTTTCCAACATTTGCATTAAACGTTGATAAATATTTCTCAATAAAATATATTCTCGATTTGTCTACATAACTCTTTGCGTATTCTTCTGCTATTACTTGATAATCTAACATTAATAAATTATAATAATTTTAAATATTCATTCAAATCTCTCTTATTAAATCGAACCGCATTTTTCCTCATTTCTATAAGTTTTCCGTTTCTTTTATAAGATGAGTTTTCCAATGAAACGTTACCAGTTGTTCCTTTAGGTGTAACAACTGTATTAAGTTGAGACGTTTTACTGTCATATGCTACTATTTTAGCATCTTTCTTAGATGGGTCTTTTGCGGCATCTGTCACTTGTTTAATTGCTTCGGCTTTATTGGAAACATCTACATTTATCTGCTGCCCCTCTCCCGTATTAGTATTTTGTTGTCCATCAACTTGATTAGGTTGAAAACTTACATCATTTACGTTATGGTTTTGATTAAGAGTAGAAGCAGCATTGTTAATTGCATCTGTAGGTGTTTTAACATTATTACCAATAGAAGCGGAAACTGCATCTGTATTCGTTACCTCTCTCAATTTAAGCTGTTTCTTATTATAGCTTATACATTCTTTCAATTGACCATTTATCTTAGTATAAATTCTCATATTAATACAAACTTTAATATAAATATTAATTGATTTAAATAAAAAAAGAGAGAAGAAATACACCTTCTCTCTTTCAGACCTAACTACCTAAGCTAAATTGTTTGAACTAATTAATGTATTGATTCAAAATTTCGGTAATAATATTTTTAATCATTTTCTTTGACTCCATTGGTAAATTATCTTCATCATCTTTATCATTTTTAGAATCTAATTCACCGTCTTTATCATCATCTTCATCAGACTTTTTATCGTTGTTAGTCATCTTCTCAGACCACTTATCAACATCTTTATCACCAACGTTACTATTCTTCCCTACTGCTGGTGCTATCATACCCATGACATAATCAACTGTTTCTTCAGAAGCGTCTGGTAAAATATAGCTTAATTCTCCTGCAGCTTTTTGAGCCTTGTTGTCAACTCCATTAACATTCTCATCCGAGCTGTCATTATTACCATCAGAAGGGTTTTCATTATTCATATCATTTGGAATAGAGTCGCTACCCATTTCCATATTCATGTTATTTAGCTCTTCAGGCTGAGGTTGTACTGGAGGAGTGGGTGGTACCATTATATTATCCACATTACCTCCAGGAACTCTCAATTTTGTAGGTCTACTTTCTATTAGATTTTTTTTTTAACATGCGCAGATTTCTGCGAATTGATTCAGCTATTGATTTATTAACTTTCTCAGTATCTAATTCAAATGGCGCACCATTACCAATATTTGTACCAAAAGGTGTATTGTTACGTGCACTTTCATCACTCATGTCGTAATAACCATCAAACTCTTGGTGATTATGAGTAGGAACAGTCATAGGTTGCTTTCTATATGCAGGGTGCTTACCAAACTCATCTAATGCATTTAAATTATCTTGTGGTACACGATTTTTATTACTAAATGGTTTCATACCATCTTCGTTCATAGCACGTTTAGCTTTTCTAAACGCTCTTGATTCATAAATCTTATAACCCCTATTACGTCTTGATTCGGTAGCTAACTTATCGTCCTCATCAAACTCGTCCTCGTCATTCTCAAACTCATCATCGTCGTCTGAATCATCATCTGAATATAAGTCATCATCATCCTCAAACTCATCGGTATCTACATCATTAGTATCAATACCCAACTTATTAGCTATCTGTTCAAGGGTGTCTTCTATATTTTCAACACGTGATTCTAAATCATCTTCATCAAACTCGTCTTCGTCATCATCTAAGTCCTCGTCATTCTCAAACTCATCATCGTCGTCTGAATCATCATCATCTAAATCACTTCCAAATTCTTCTTCATCGTCACCCTCATCTTCTGGTGAATCTTCCAAACCTTCTTCTGGTTTATCTAACTCTGTATCATCATCTACAGGTTCATCCAAATCTTCTTTAGGTTCAAAATATGTTTCATCTTCATCTGATATATCGTCATCAACATCTTCGTTTACCTTACCACTCTTATCAAATGGCGCACCGTCACCGATTTTGTTTGAACCTACTGTTGGGTTGTTCTGATTTTCTCCTTCAGAATGCATAGAAGTACCCTCTTCTACAGGCTCCTCATCGAATGGTGCAGAATCTCCAACCTCGGTGCCATGGGTTTTATCCATATAGGTATCAGCCATATTACCCTTAGCATCTTGACCTGTCTGGTGCCAGCCTAATACCTCTGCTGACTCCTTAACAGGTTTGTAGTCATTAGCCTCTTTGGCTTTGCCTGTTGAGTGCTTTGATTGACGGAATGATTTCTTTGGATTAGCATCTTTAAGATTTTCATAGCCTTCGATATCTGCTGATTTGGCAGGGTCTTCACACTTACATTCTTTAGAACCACAGACACCACAAGTTTTATCATCTTCAGTAAACATAACTTGAGGTTTTGATTCATTAATACGAGCAGCATTATTCATAATCTGACGCTCTCTCAAAATCTCATTTCGCATTTTATCAGTTGCTTCTACTGTAAGACTTTCTTTCTTATCAGGATTCCAAGACTCAATCACAATATTTTTACCGTTAGCATACGCTTCACGAAGAGACATCATCTTTAAATCGAAATTCTTCTGAGCTGATGCAAAACTTGAATATTCATAATCTTTTCTATTTTTAAAGCCACCAATATAATTAAAATCTTCTTTT